CGCCCGGCTAACCGGGAATGCCTGCGATGATCGTGCGAGAGTGCGGTCGGTTTCCCGACCTTTTGAGACGTTGGGGGTTAAGCGGTAGCCGTGGCGCGGGATGCGCCACCGCCAAGGCGTTGCGCCTTGGTGCCATAACGGCGGGAGTAGAGGCCGTCGAGTTCGGCCTTCACCTGCTTGCGACGCGGGTCGGACTGGGGCAGCTTCTCCAGCTCGGCGCGCAGCTCGGCCACCTTGGTGTTGAAGTCGCCCTCGGGCAGGCTGCCACCATTGACCGGGCTGTCCTCCTGCATTTCCTTGCCGATGTTCGCCAGCAGGCGCAGGACGATCGGGTTATTCCCGATCTCGTCGATCTTCGCCCGGTCGGCTTCGGAAGCGAAGGCGCTGAAGGCCTTGAAGGCGAGGCCGACGTTCTGGCCGAATTCGGCATCGGTCTTCCACACCTGGCGCAGTTCGGCGGTTGCCGCCTTGTCGTCGAGCTGCTTGGCGCCCTGCATCACCGCCGGCACGGCCTTGAAATACTCGCCCAGGACGTAGGACAGTTGATCGTTCGTGAAGCCCTTGGCATGGGCGCCCTTGAGGAAGCCCTTCATGCTCTCGTCGTTCTTCACGTCGTCCCAGTTGAAGCCCTCGGCCTCGACCTTCGGGGCGTACTCTTCGGCCGTCTTCGGCGGCACGTCACCGGCGCCGAGCTTCTGTTCGAGGTGGCGATGCGCCTCGGCTACCTTGCGCGCCGACGCTTCGATGTCGAGCGCCCCGTCCGCTTTGTTGACGCGGTACTTTTCGGGGAGCCAGTCGTTGGGGCCAGCAGCAGCGCCGCCTGCAGCGCCTTGTCCACTTCCCGCCGCAACTTGGCCGGAAGCCAGGACGCTGCCAGATGCTGCACCAGTGCCACCTGCCGCACCGTTCGCGCCGCCCTGGCCTGCACCAGCAGCAGCGCCTGCACCCGCATCGCCTGCGCCTGCCGAACCGCCGCCTGCGCCGCCTGCCGTTCCATCACCTGCTTCAGCCATGAAAACATGCTTATTCCTCAAGATGTTCATCGGTTTCTACTCCGTTTGCTTGGTTGATCCGCCCGAGAATGAAATCCAAGACGCTGCGGCGGCCAGCGTTGAAACAGGTCTGGCGATCCCCTTCGAGACCGCCCTTCACGTAGATGCCGCCACCGAAGCGGGCGGTCAGGTCGTCGAGGATCATCCGGCCCTCGGCGTGGTTCTCGAACACGCGGGCATAGACCTCGGGGCCGATCGGTTTCGTGCTCACGCGGCACCTCCGACGGCTTTCTTGACCATTGCCTCACCGGCCGCCTGCTGAATCTGCGCCGCCTGGGCTTGCTGCGCTGCTGCCTGCTGCTGCTGTGCGCGGTCTTGCCGGAGCTGCTGCACGTCGGCGGTCTTGCGCACGACCTTGGTCGGCACGCCCAGGGCGTCGGAGAGAATCCGCACCGTCGCGTCCTCGTCGATCAGGTCGAGCACTTCCGGCTTCACCTGGGCGATCTGCGCGACATTCACGTGCAGGCGCTCGATCGCGGTAACGTCTTCGAGCTTTTGAGCGCGGGCAAGAGGGGAGAGATACCGGACGGAGAACTCTCGCCCGGACAGGGTATCGGGAGACGGGCCGAACACGCCGGCGCGGTAAGCTAGGCCGAAGCAGCGCTCGATCAGCGGCTGCAGGTATTCGGCTTGCAGTCGGCCGTAGATCGGGCCGAGCAGTTGCCGGATCAGATTCACGCGGACATGCACCTCGGTCGCCGTCATGGCCGGGCCGTCCTGGGGCTGTAGCTGGTCGGCCATCAGCACCTTGCGGATCGACTTCTGGAGCTGGTCGGAAAGCACCTCGGACAGCTCGAAATTCGCGCCGGTCTGCAGCGGCTTCATGCTGTCGACTGAGTTCGCAACGATGATCTTGCGCGGCCCGACCTTCACGGTGCGGGGATTGAGCACGCCGTCGTCCTCGGCGATCCACATGCCGGCGATCGCCAGGTCGGCCGATGCCAGTTCCATGCGCTTCAGCTCGTTGAGCATCTTCACGTCGGGCAGCGAATCGAAGACCGGGCCGATGCCATAGACCGAATCGGGGATCAGCATCCAGCGCGGCACGACGACCGGCATCTCGTGATAGCCAGACTCGCGGACGATGCGCTTTTCCTTGACCTCGACATGCACCGAGGCCACCGGGAGATTGCGCGCGAGGCGGGGATTGTCGACCTTGGTCTTGCGCGGGTAGATCGCATGCACGAATTCGATATTCTCGTCGGGCTTTTCCTTGGCGAGCTTGGCGGTCTTCTCGCTGACGCCAAAGCTCTTGCCGCCCTCGCTGCCTTCCTCCTGCTCGCCGAACTCGGCGACGGCCTGCTCGGCGGTCAGGGTGAAGCACCGATAAACGGTATCGACCCCATCGCAGGGGTCGGTCGTGCTGGCATAGACGCCGGACAGGGGCCACTGGTGGAAGCGCAGCCCGCCCTCGTCCGGGTCTTCCTCGATGTAGAGGGCGAACCAGCCGGCGCACACGACATCGAGAACGGCTTCAAAGGCGGCCGCATCGAAGTTCGCCATGTGGATGTTTTCCCACAGGGTTTGAGCCGCCATGTCGAGCCAGCGGCGTTCATCCTCGGACTCCTGTCCGACATCGAGCTGGAACCAGCGGGAGTTAGCAGGGGTCAGGCCCGACATGATCGCCGAGGCCAGGATGCGCACCGCATCGGTGGCGGTCGCGTCGAGCAGGTTGGCGCGCTTCGACTGGCCCTGCTGCGCGTCGAGCACTTCGGAGCTGAAGCCCGAGCCGCGCAGCGGGTAGGTAAAGTCGAAGCATTCGCGCCAGACCTGTTCATGCGGCCGGCGCAGCGTTTTGAGCGCAGCCAGGCGCTTGACGATCTTGTCGGCGGTTTCGCTCATGATCCGAGTGTGTCCTTGCCTTGAGCCGAGGCGAGCAGCGAGGAACCTGCCGGCCCCTGCACACCCTGGGCGCCGGATGCGAGCAGGCTGCTTTCCTGCTTGCGACGCCGACGGGATGCTGCCTCTGAGTTTGCCTTCATCGCGGCCTCATTGGCCGCCGCTTCTGCCTCCGCTTTCGGGTCGCGTTGCACGACCGGGGGAGGGCTGCCACCACCGCCGCACATCTCAACGCTCCGGCAGGACGTAGCCCTGCTTGGTCAGCACGGGCTTGGTGATCTTCTTCGGGTCGATCGCGGAAGCGTCGGGCAGCTCACCGGGGGCGAGTTCGGCAACCGGATCGGCGACGGCTTCGACCGGGGAGGGATCAGCGGCCGGCGCCGTGGTCTCCGTGGTCGTGGGTTCCGGCTCGGGATCGGCCGGCGTTTCGGCAGCGGGGGCGGTTTCGGTCGCCTCGGCGGGCGCCTGATCCACCTGGGCGGCCTGCTGTTCCGTTTCCGGGGCGGTTTGTTCCGTTTCCGGGCTGTTTTGATCCGTGGTTTCGGCTTCCTGAATCGGTTCGCCGGGGGTTTGCGGGGTCAGTTTGCGCGGGGGCATCGTGGTCTCCGTGGTCGTGGGTTGAGGAAAGGGACATGCGCAGGCGAGTATCGGAGGAAGCAGCGGTCGGTTTCCCGACCTTCGTCAGCGCACGCGGGTCGAGTGGTAGGCCCACCAAGCGTCGGCGCTCACCATCGGCAAGGCCTCGCGCTGCCGCTCCATGACGCGGCACCAGAAGGCGATCAGCTTCTCTCCGTCGCCGTGTTTCGGTTCCGCCCCCTGCTTCCAGCCGAGCAAGGTCGACTTCGCGACACCGATCGAGTCGGCGATCAGTTGCGACGGAAAGCCGCGCCGGCCCAAGTCGCTGATGACTTGGAACCAGTCGATTCGGATTTCCGCCGCTACCGCCGCCTGCTGCATCGGGGTCAGAGCAGGGAAGCCTGCGGGGATGTTGCGGCCAGCGGCCAGATGCGCACGACGAGGCGGGCTTCGCCGTCCGGCTCTGCGCGCTCGGCCTCGATGCGGCGCACCCACTTGTCGTCCTCGATCACAACGCCCTTGAGCGCGTCGAAGAGCACCTTCTGCGCGTTGTCGAGGTCGATGCAGAGCACGCCGTCGTCCCAGGCTGCCGGGTCTTTCGCTGCTCGCTTGGCCCAGTCCTGCGGACGCTTCGGGTAGAGCGTGTAGGACACGGCCACCCGCCCGGTGATCGGCTGACGGATTCCGGCCGCTTTCGCCAGCCATCCGACTTGCTGCTTGTAGGCCTTCGCCTCGGACGAGCACACCGTCACCGGCGCCTTGAATCCCTTGGGCATGTACGTCCGCCAGTAGCGGTTAGCCGACAGCGGGTAGGGCAGCACCAGCTCGATCGGTTGCAAATGCGCGCACGCGCGCGAGTCGGCAGCGTTCATCGCCATCATTTCGACACCTCCCACACACTCAGAACAAGGGCGACTGCTCGGGCGATCCAGAACAGCCCGACGAGGACGAGCGCATAGCCCATTGCCGATTTACCTCGGCACGCAACTCCTGCAGCGCTTGATCCCCGCGTCGTGCCTTCACGTCGGCGTAGTACGCCCTCCGCTTCTCCATGTCCCATCGCATCACGGTTCGCGCTTCGCATTCCCGTCGATGGGTTTCCGACCAAGTGCAGCTCTTTTTCTCGCATGGCTTCGCTCCGCACATCGGTCACTGCATGGTCATTTTTCGGGCCAGCATGTCGCGGATGTTCGCGAGACGCTGCTTTGCTACCTCGGGCGGGACGCTGCACTGGCCGGGAGCGGGAAGCGCTTCACGGCGCTGCGGCACGTCGGACGGCAGCTTGCCGGTGCGGATGCCCTCGATCGCGTCGTCGAGTGCGGCCATCCAGCGGCCTTTGATCGCCGGGTATGGATGGGCCGAAAGGTCTGACCCTAGCTTCACAGCGGCCCAATAAACCGCCGCTATGCTCCAAGTGTCGCCCCCGGTTTCGCGCTTGCGCATCTGCTCGACGGCTTCGATGAAGGCGCGCTCGTAGTCGAGGGCCGGGCGGCACAATTCGCGGAACTCGGGAAGCGTCGGCGGGAACTTGCGGTCGCGGCAAGCTGATACCCCGCGGGAAAGCTCGTCGCGCGTCATGTCGGCCAAGTCCTCGGCCCAGGATCGCATTACCCTGGCGCGCGGGAATGCGCCGTAGCGGTCAGCCCACAGGGCGCCGTAGCGGTCTTCCATGCGCTGAAAGATTCGCTCGATCCAGGCGTCAGGCAACGCGGACGACTTCACCGTCGATGATGCGGTCGTCTCTGTCAGGTCGGTTTTCGGTTCCATGATCCCCCCTTGCTGCGGCGGCCTGCGCCGCGTAGCTGTCGATTCGAGATTTCCGGGACGAGCTGCTGGTCGTTGCTGTTCCCGGTGTTGGTGCCTTCCTGTCCCGAAGGATCGGGAGCAGGTAGTTCAGGTGCAGCCGCTCGCCGGGTTTTTTGTCCCGTGCATGCTCTGCTGCTGCGA